GTCTATTTGTTTGAGATAGTCCTTTTCGGTTTGATAAGGAACAGTCTCACCAGTGTAATGTTTCCATCCCTCCTGAAGGTCTGGAATTAACCACTGATCAACTCGATAACAGTATTTCCAGTTAACGGGTTGAATACAGTTCATTATAACAACTGTCCAGAATGCTGTCAAGTAGTTAAGAATCGTGTACATTTTTTTCTAGTTTTTTAACTCCTTTACTTGTCCACAGTGCGGCAAGAATGATAATAGCATAGAACAGAGTGTCATCTAGCATTACTAGGAAAAAGATGATTGAACCACCATACTTGATTACATCAGGTAGAGGTGATATGACTTTAGCAAAAAGATTGCGATAAGACTGCTCAAACTTAAAATATCCAAGTGCTAGAAGAGTAACTACAAACTCACTATATGGAACAACAAAGTAAAGTGAGAGGAAAATAAAGAGAGGCCAATAGTGCCTCTCTGGTATTTTTGCTGCAAGTTTAAAATACTTACGAATTAGTTTTTTCATTCAACTCCAAGAACAGCACCAATATTGTCGTCAATATCACGAATCACATCACGAATATCGACAACTCGTTCAGGAACACAAGTTGGGTCATAAGTATAACCCTTTTGTGATTCAAAAAGAACTTGACGAACTGCCGCTGCTTGGCGAGCGTCCATCTTAATGGTTACAAGTTTAGTTTTACTCATAGGTCTCCCTCCTGTCGATTTTCAGAGTAATAAACGTCGAAAGAACCACCAGGATAGCGTTTTTCCAGTTTGGTTACATTACGAGCGATTACATCGTCGAAGGAAACACCGAGTGCCATGCAGGCTTGAGCAACGTACCACATAAGATCACCGAGTTCAATAATAAGGTGCTCACGATTATGGTCGTCCCAAGGTTTTCCTTGGAAAACCATTTTCTTGATGATTTCAAGAAACTCCCCACCTTCAGCATTAATACCAACACCCGCAGTAAGTAGTCGCTCAATATTGGCACCCTTCTCATCAAGGGTAACAAGGCGGTCGGAAAGTGCGACAAAATCAGTAGAGGCGTCGCTAGTAACCGCATCAACAAATTTTTGATAACGTTCAAAATCAACTTGTTTAGTCATAGTTTAAAATTTAAATCCGTCGAATGATTTTTTGGGTTTTGCTTCTTCATAATTATACTCCTCTTCTTGCCCAGAGTCAAGAATATCATTCTGAGCAGACTGTTCACAATCATAAAGTCTCATCTTGGCACGGTCAATGCCAACAATGAAACGCTTGTAAACGGACAGATCGTTATAACGATTCTTCAACTGCTTCACCATTATCTGACCAAGTTGTTCAAGTTCCTCAGTGCTAATAAGGGCAAACATAAGATCAGCAGTAGCAGGGAGACCAAAGGACTCAGAAGTGTCAGTAAGGTCAACGTCACTGCTGCCATAACCAGAACGAGTGGTCTGGGTGGCAGATACGATAGGGACCTCGGCTTCGACAGCCAACCCTCTAAGCTCCTCTGCAATAGATTTAATATAGCTATATGAATTGATAGAGCCGTTCTGCCTATAGCGGGAGGAAGCACATATATTAAGGTAATCAATGAAAATAATATCAGGTCTAAATGACTTCTTAAGTGCAAGTTCATTAAGAAGTGCTTTAAAGTGTCCACTATGTGCCGATGCTGTCGGGTACTCTTTAATTATAAGTTGACCTTGAGTCTTTTTAGAAAGATTCGTTACTTTGTTTTCAAAGGAAGTTCTAGGAAGGTCAGTAAGGTCTTGAATAGGAACATTTAGAAGGTTTGCATCAATACGTTCAGCAATTTTCTCCTCTGCCATCTCCATTGTAATGTAAAGCACATTACGTCCGTTAAGCAAACAGGAGCTAGCCATATGACACATGAAAAGAGACTTACCAACACCTGTCCCAGCAAGAGCGACATTAAGAGTCTTGTTAGGAAGACCACCTTTCGTAATCTTGTTAAAATACTCAAGGTCAAACGGAATACGGTCTTCCTTGCGATGGTAGGACTCATATCGTTCTTTGTAATCTTCTAAGTAATTGTGTCCAATGTGGTTGTCAAAGGATACTGCAAGAGCATCGGAGAGAATAGAAGGAATAGCATCACGATTTTTCTTTTCATCATTACCATCGGCAATATGAATAGACTCCATGAGTGCCAAATAAATGGCACGGTCTCTACACCACTTTTCAGTAGTGTCCAATAACCACTGTTTATCAACAGGAGAGTCATCAAAAGAACTGGTAAGTTCTCTTGATTCTTTAACCTCACTCTCCGTAAGATCTGTTCTATTCTCCAACTCAATTCTCAGTGCTTCGGTTGTAATCGCAGCACCGTATTTCACAATGAATTGAGTAATTTCTTCGAAAACAACTTTTTCAGTTCTATTCTCGAAATAGTCTGGTTCAATAAAAGGAATTACCTTCCTAGAATATTCTTCATTGTATACAAGGTTTCTGAGAATAGTAGTCTCAATTCGTTCCATAAGAATAGTATTGTTTCGCGGCAGCATCAAGTTGCTGCATTACTTCTGGAGTGAAATACTGCTCGGGGTCTTTGAGTATAGCTTTAGCATAGACTTTTTTGCCGTCGATTTCATAGCGTCCTGCGACATTCTTCCAGAGACCGCCCAGTTCACCGAGTTCAAGAAGACCGTAATAACGATCAAGACCACGCTCATCGTAAAACAGACGTACCGTAACATCTTGGTTCTCCTTGCTTAAACGTGACTTAGCAGTCTTTGCCTTGATAAGGTTTCCGACGATTTCAGTTCCGTCTTTTTCCTTTTTCTTGCTGAGGTGAATAATGGTAGAAGCAGCGTACTTAAGACCAGAACCGCCGCCCATCTCTTTAGTAGGTACGTAAGCGCCAATGACATCGTAGGTGTGGTTAGTAACAATCATAGGAATGTTTGCCTGACCCAACTTGAGTGTGAGCATACGGAAGGCACCTTTGATAAGTTGGGATTTGGTCATGTCCCGAACTTGTTTGTCGTTGAGTGCGTCAGTAATTTCTTTCTCAGTGGAAAGCATCCCTAGAGAGTCTAGCACAAACATGCAGGGTTTGCGCTCTTCTACAGATTTTTTTAAGTATAGGTCCACTGCCTTGAGTGCCTTGCTACGGAACTCCTCAACAGTAACCACATTAACTACTACCAGACGATCCAGAGGTAGTCCACGACTTTCTAGAAGTGATTTATTAACAGCAGCCTCAGTGTCAAAATAGAGGCAGTAACCATCAGGGTTGGAATCAAGAAAATTCTTAACGACAGCGAGAGAGAAGAAAGTCTTTCCAGTAGAAGACTCTCCAGCAATAGCAGTAATCTTATTCCCAGATACACCACCAAATACACTACCTGAAACCAGTGCATTAAAAATGTACGAACCTGTGTCCACATAAGTTTCGGTCTCATCAATATCAGATGCAAGTTTGGTGTAGTCATCACCAATCTCTTTTACGATTTCTTTTAAAAAGTCCATTAGGCAACCATCCCGTATTGTTCACGAAGAATTTTTTTATAAGGCAGGTCCTGCTCACGCAGTTCCTTTACAAGTTTGAGTTTTTGATACAGAGCAGTATCACCACCAAGAGCCATTGCCCTTACAATAGTGGCAAGCTCTTTGTCATTAATAGGCAGATCCATTAAAAGAAAAACGATTCTAGGTTTACAGTTTTTTCCACATTCCATCCAATAGCATCCAAGATTGCCTTGAGTGGTTCGACAAAACTCTTTTCGAATTGTAGTTCATAATCAATGTACTTGTCAATGCCAAGTTCTTTGGGGAAATCTTGAATGAAGGAGATTACATTCTCCTGAATAATATTTGGTTTCTTCAAATAAAGAAACTTAATTTTTTCACCATTACCAATCAAAGAATACTTATTATTAAGTTTATTTTCTTTTATGTAATGGTTAAACAGAAGAGCACCCCGAACATGAATTGGTGTCCCTTTGATGTAAATATCAGAATGTGAATGATATTTACGTACGTCAGAAGCAGTTCTGGGGAAAGCAATTTGTTCTGGAGGAAGTGATTTAAATTTTGTACGACACTGGTCAATAAACTCAATTACATCATCTTCAGTCCCATTCATCATGAGTTTAAGACCGTCTTTAATCATTTGACGGCAGGGGGCAGGAGTCGAAGATTTCACTGCTTCGATTCCCATCATCTTCAGTTTGGGTTCATTGTACTGAACACCCTCACTGTTCCACACGTTGAGAATATATCGCTTCTTCGCAGTCCAGATGCCACGCTCAGCAATATTCTCACGCTTCATTTGCATCTTTTGCTCATATGCCTGAACGTAATCCGCAAGGTTCTGATAGCACTGTTCGATGAATGGTTCCAACTTGTCTTGACAGATCTTGTCAAGTATTCCAACAATCGCTGTTTTATCATTAGACTTATTACCAAAAAATTTAGTAACAAGAGGTCCAAGATTAAGATAGATTGAGTCAGTGTCGGATGCAATGACATAATCAATATCTTCTGTTTTTAACAGATTATTTAGATATTGATTCATTTTGTTCTCAATCCAACGAATCGAAACCTGACCCGAGAGAGTGATTGCTTCAGCATTTGCAAGTTTATAATACCTAAAATACTGATTACCAATCGCACCGTAAGCAGAGTTAAGTTGAATTTTTCTCGCCATCTGGATGTTGTTGCAGCGGGCGATTTCTTTTTCCAGTGCCTTCGTTGGAGTTTTTTCATAATCTTGTTTTGCAGCAAGCATTTTCTTCTTGAAGACGGTTCGATCCTTATAAATCTTCTCCATCAGTTCTGGAAGAAATCCACGAACATCCTTACGGTACATTGCACCATTGGCACACACCGCATTGTCCTTATACATCTCGAACGTTAGTTCTTCATTAAGTATCTTATCAACTGTTGCTGATGGATGCCTCGTATCCCTGAGTGTCTCTGGCGAGATATTGTACTGCATAATAAGGTGAGGATACAGACTGTTAAGGTCAAAAGACACAACCCAGTCATACTTTCCAGGAATCGGTTCCTTAACATACGCTCCCGCATACTTTGAATCCTTATCAGAACGCTCCTTAGGAGGAATTACAATGTCTCTCTTCTTTAAGTAGTTATAAATGATGGTGTCCCACATACGAACCTGTGAAAACACATCTTCATAATTCACCTTAGCGTCGTATGCCATGGTCAAGGCAAGTTCAATCAGTTTCATCTTGTCTTCCATACGGTCAACAAGTTCCACGTCAATGATGTTATATTCTACAAACTTCTGCCATCCGTTGGTGTAGAAGTCTTTGAAAGTATCAAACTCACTGTGGTCAAGTTTTTTCTGACCAAGTTCTACACTGGCGATGTAGTCAAGGCGATACGATTCCTGCGCTTTATAAGTGAACTTCTTATAAAGATCAAGATAGTCCAACTGGGAAATTCCACCAATGTCATAGGAAAGTTGCTTCCTACCAGCAATGAAAATTTCGTGCTCCGTTACCAATCCCCAGGGAGAAAGACGCTTCATCAGTTTCTCACCAATCACTCTATCCATACGACGGACCAGATATGGAATATCATAAAGTTTACTATTCCATCCAGTTAAAACTTCTGGTGTATTCTCCTCAATCATCCACCAGTTGATGAAGTCATTCAACAAATCATATTCGTTATTGAATTGCTTATAGTAGTGGTTTTCCTGCTTTAGTTTGAATGGTCCTTGCCCCCAAGTAATAATTTCTTTCGTATTGTAATCTTGAACAGTAATCAGAAGAACTTCCTCTGCTGCAGATTCTACATCTGGAAATCCATTTTCAGAGGCAACCTCAATATCAATAGTTGCAAGTTTGACTTTACCAATATCAAACTTGATTTCATTTTCAGAATAATTGTCCGAAATATATTGATAGATGAAACGCTCATTACCAAAAATTTTAAAACCTTCTACACCATCATATTTTTTGATAAACTCTCGACATTCCCTGACAGATCCTGGTCTAACCGATTCGACATAATCACCCTCAAGAGTTTGGTATTTGGTTTTTTTCTTGCTGTTAACAAAAAGAGTAGGATAAAATTTCTCTCGGGTCATGAAGTGCTTTCCGTCTTCATAACCCCGAACAAGAAAGTTATCACCCACCATTTGGACGTTCGTATAGAATCTCATCAGTGATTTGACTAAATTTGTTTTCCTGCATGAACTTACGCTTGGCAAAGGTATTTACATCAACCTTCTTACCAGTATAAGTTTCATACGCCATCATGAACATTGTAAAATAATGCCAGTGTGCTTGTGGCATGTATTGTGGAGAAAGACACACAAAGATATAATCAAAATTATAATCTTCGAATACAAACTTATCTCTAGTATAAGTTTCGTACTTGTCTCCTAGAATCTCATAGTTGAAATCGTTTTTTAACAAGTTTCTGCTATTTCCATTAGTAATCCAATCATACTTTGTTAGTTTGTCTTTTACATGTAACCATGCACCCCAATTTCCCTCATGGACTCTATCATACAATCGGAGAGATTCCAACTCTGCTTGCAGGTTATTTCCAGGGAAATCATCAGCAAAGTCATGACAAAAGATGTCATCATGATGATCGATATTAATCAGTTCAATATCTTCATGATTTTTTAATTCATATAGAATTTCATCATGTTCATATCCAAATCCAACATTTGAACAATTTTTTAATGCCTTCAAAAAAGCATCATAACAATAAATCAAAGATGCTTGATCAATATAAAATTGGGTTTCCTTGAAATTTGTAAACTCATACAGATGTTTCCATCTGGTCATTGGATCTTCATCAAAAAGAATACTACCATAGGTCTCGATACTTGGACCCATAATGTAATCAAGATCAATACTCAGTACTTTATAAGTCATGCAACAACCTCTTTGTACTTGTCCATCATACTTTGAGATGGGTCAACGATTGTTAGAAAATTATCAGATCCAATCATGAGAGTTCTTTGATCTGTGCAAGATGGCCATCTTTGCAAGTTTTCTTCAATAATCTGAAAGGGATTGACCAACCTACAATCTGGTTCTCCAACTTCTGCACCAACCTCTATCATTTCAGAAATGATAGTTATTCCTGTCTTTAGTAATAAACATTTAATCATTTTGAGTTTCCTCAGAACTTACATATTTTTGGTACATTGCTAAAACA